TCCAACGGCGTTTCTAATAGCATTTTCTTTCTCCAATGCTGGTTGTTAAAGCCTTGCGTCCTTCTCGTCCCTGTCCCTTAAAATCTCGTCGATTTCCTTCAGGGCTTGGTCTAGTCCGGCGTAATAACCGACCCTCTGACCGTATAAATACTCAATATTCTGGTCTGGCGCAGGGGGATGCGACACCGCATTCAGTGCCGCCTTCTGTTGCGCCGCCTTAATTCTAGCGATTACTCTCTCAATCACATCCCGCCCTTCGGGGTCTTAGCCTCGAAAGATTTCATGCGGGTAAGATTCTTAGCATCACCGCTGGGTTTTGGTGCTTTTGGGGCTGGATCCTTGCCACTGCCCTCTACCGAGGTCGGGTAGGCTTTGCCCATTGCCATCTGCTTGTGCAGTCTAATTGCTTCCATGTCGCTCTCCTTACGGGTTGGGGTTGATGCCAGTGCCAGTAGACACGGCAACCTTGTTTCCAGACGCAATTTCGAGCGCAGCCAGACGCTTCGCTGTGTCGTTGTCATCCGTATTCATCTTCATGCGGGCTGCGACCTCCATTTGAGTCCGCTGATCCTCGCGATCCTCGCGCATTTTCGCCTCTTGCAGCCTGACCTGCAACTCTTGGATCTTGGCTTGAATGTTCTGAGCGTTCTCAGCCTGATCTGCCTGCATCTTCTGCGCCTCAAGCTGCATCTTCTGCTGGTCAGCCGCTGCGCGACGCTGCGTTTCTGCCGCTGCCGCCTCATTGGCTGGGTCTTGCTGTGGAGGCTGAATCGATTGCAGGTACTGAATGCACTCTTCCAAGATCGGAGGAATAGACTTCATCACCTCGTTCGCCTCTTTCACGACCGATTGGCTTGCAGCAGCCAGCATCTTGTCGTAATCCTTGCGCTCGTCCTTCGATAGATCCTTAAACAGCCCTGAAACGTCCACGCCTGCTGCCTCCGATGCCACTGAAACTGTGTGAGAAACGTACCAGAGGATCATATGCTCGCGAATGTGATCCAGTAGGATCGGCATTGCGGTAGGGGCAGCGACACGGCTGTGACCAAGCACAGGAGACTGAATGAAGTCGAGGTGAGCCTGCAAGTGAGCAAGGTGATCCTGATCAGGGAATGCCGCCACTGGGCGAGCCATCGTAGCCGCCAAGTTCTCGTTGATAGCATTCATCTCGTGAACTTCTGGGTGCGGCAGCAGCAGCGAGTCACCATCAGGTATCTTCAACTGCTTTAAGAACAGTTCCTCGACCTTACGCAGATCATAAAGCTGCGGGTGCGTGTCCGACCGCTGCATGACCGCCTGAACTTGCGCGAATCGCTGGGTCTCTGAGTAGATGTTCGGGTCACTGATTGGGATAACGTCGAGAGGGCCTTCAAAGTCCTTGCGGTAGGCCAGCAGTTCGCCAGTCTCGTCAATGATGTCCTGCTCATCCATGTACATCCGGTTGATTCGGTACAGGACTTCCAGCAGGCGAGCCATCGCCGAGTGAACGCGAGCGTGGATCGAACTGAACACGACCATGCCCTGCTCCATGCGGGCGAGCGTCGTACCGACTGGGACGTTCTGGTTAGTGTCTGCCAGATCCTCGAACGTGGTGCGAACCACGCCCTTAGCCGAGTCAACAAGGAAACCGAGTAGGGTGAACAGCACCTGACTAGGCGGATTGAACGGCATCGGCATCATGACCTTGCGGATGTCATCCTGACCGAACGAAGCCTCGATCTCATGCACCTCGGTTGGGTCAATGCGGTCGGTCTGACCACCAGCGCCACCCTTGAGCTTCAGCAGGCCGGGGAAGTTGTTGATGTGACCAGCGTCGAGCAATGCTCGCAGTGCGCCCGTGGCAGCAGCCGACAGGCCGCCGATCATATGCGTCAGGCCAATCGGGTACGCTCCACGCCAAGGCAGGAACGGGAACTCGACCATCCAGATCATCTCTTCCTGCTGATCGTCTTCCTCTTCCCAGTTACGGTAGATAGCCAGAACCTGCTTGCTGCTCTTGTCAATGGTGATGATGTACGGCGCGACCTCGTCCTCGATCTCGTAGAAGCAGGCCACCTCAAAGACCGTCCGCAACCCATCAGGGTTGTAGGAGCCGCCATCGCGGCCTTCGATCTTGTCGTTTGCTCGTTCTGACTTGGATTGATCTGGGACAATATCAGCAGGCATCAAGTCAACGTCACGGTACATACCGCTCTTGACTCGGCGCTGATACTCTAGCTTAGTGATGTACTGAACGTGGGTCTTACGCTCAGCGGTATAGAAGTTGGTTGCTGCGTATGGCAGGTAGACATCATCGACTGATACGAATGTCGGGTTAGGGCGCTTGCGCTTGGCATCCCAAGTGACCTTCAGGTACTGGACACCGCCCAATGGCATCTGGGTCGCCATCTGCTCAAGCTCAGCCCGGAAGTCAGGCATCTGCTTAGTCATCTGCCAGTTCATGAACTTGGTCAGACGCTGCGCCTTGTCGTACTTCTGCCTAGTCATCTTGCCGATGACCTTCTCCTTGGCGGGGCCACCGGGCGGGAAGATCTCCTTGATCACCCGGCTGGAGAAGTCAACGCAGGCTTCGGTCAGCATCGGATGCACGACCTTACTTGCGCCAACGAAATTAGCGCCACCGGGAGCGTCATCGCCCAAGCCAGTGCGTCTTATGCCCTCTTCGTACTGCTCGTCGCGCTTCTTGCGTGACTCTTTGTCCTTCTCGACCAGATCCGATAGCTCGGAGCCAATCGTAGCCAGTTCATACTCTGGCATCGACTCAGCAAGGTTGGCGTAAAAATCAGAATCGCCCAGCGAGGGACTATCATCAACCCTAACCATCGCCCCGCCGTCAGGCGTGTCAATCACATCAGGATCTTCGTCAACCGGAAACATCTGACCCGCCGGGTCTTCCGCTTCTTCATCTGGACTCATCGGATCAGCCATAGCACTCTCTTAAATTGCGTAAGGGTTTGTGTACTGCTTCTGTCTCTTCGGCGCAGGCTCAGGTTGCTTAACCGTCATTGCCAGCATATTCTTGTCGCTCAAGAATCGGATAGCCTGCGTGGTCGAGTCCATCAAGTCATCGTGCTTGATTGACTTCTCACCAGTAAAGCTGCAAAGCTGCGAGACGAGCGGTTCTGCCCAAGTCTTGATCTGATTTGGGCGCTTCTCAGACTCTACCACCCAAACATACCCATGTGCAAATATGTGCGACACCATATGCAGGCGGGCGAGCTTGTCAGCCTTACCCGGATTGTACGGGTAAGCGAGGATCTCTTCCCTAGCCAGCATCTGGCGCAGGCTGATGCCTGAACCCTTGTCCTCGATCAAAACCAGATCAGGCTTGCGTCCGACCAGATAGGATGACTTGGGGCCAACTAGCGGCGCGATCACCGGCTTCAGGTCGCCCTGACCGTACTGGACGTTCATCTCCTGCTTCACCCTCGTGATCAGGTCAGGCAGGCCGAGGTGGTCTTCCCAGCAGTCCAGCAGCAGGATGGCAGGCTTCTTGTCGTGCTTGAAGTAGCCCCAGACTGAGCAGGCGCTCGGGTCGGGGTCGCCCTTGGTGTCGGCTGTCTTCTCAGTGAATGCGGTGTCCAGAGACATGATGATGTACTCGAACTCCGGGAGCGGCTTAGCGGAAGGCCAGACCTTGATCCAGCTACGCTTGATGATGCCGTCTTCCTCGGGGTTGATCACCTCAGCGTAAATCTCCTGCCTGCCGAGCTTCGTACCCTCGTACTGGAGGATCTGCTGCTTGAACTGAGGGGCGAGGTTGTCGAGGTTGGCGTAGGTCGAGGCGCGGGTGATCACCACATCCTTGCCCTCACGCTTAATCAACTCCTTGATCAGTTCCTTGGGCTTGGGCGTGGTCGAGGCGATCTGGCGAACCCGTGTGCCGAGTCGCATACCGAACTGGATCATGTCCCACGCTTCTTGCAGGTAGTCCCATGCAGCCAACTCGTCGAACCAGCCACCGTGGAACTGTGGGCCTCGGAAGCGTTCAGGCTCACTAGCAGGGATGCCCTTGATCATCGATCCGTTGATCAGGTATAGCTCCTGCTTCTGGCTCTTGAACTCCTTGATCAACTCATGCGGGATGACGTTGAGGAGGCCAGAGTCACCCTCGAAGCAGACGGACTGGACATCGGAACTCGTTGGGGCGGCTACCAGCCAGCGGGTGTTCGGCTCAGACCATGCCCACCAACCCAACTGCTCGGCTGCGGTGCGGGTCTTACCGGCTCCACGGCCTGCAAGCAGCAGCCAGATAGCCCACCACTCATCAGGCGGCAGGATCTGGTGCATATGAGCCTTTGACAGCCACTCCATGCGCCACTTGTAAGCGATCTGCTGAGAACGGGGCAGCATTGAGAACTTCTCAAGGATCTGCGGGTCTCTCAGGATGCTCAGGTCAGTCATCAATACCCCGGCTCAGTCCAAGGGCTGTTGGCCTTGCGTCGCATCTTTGCGGGGGATGATGTCTCAGCCAGCGGGACAACCTCGTCGCTGATCGACCCCTTGCGGACTGCGGCGGCTATCGCCAGCGTCCCGTAGCCCTCGATGCCCATGCGCTCAATCAGTTCGGCTATGTTCTCGCGGTCAGCCTTGGCGACCGTCTCAGCGAACGCTCTCAGGTCGGAAACCGTCCTCTCGAACCCGGTGATGTCCCAGTGACTGGCCTTGAACCATAGCCCTACTATCTGCTCATCGGTCATGCCTGATCCCTTTCGCGGATAGGAGAAACGGGCTGCAAAGAATAGACATCATGCAACCCACGCAAATCAGAACAAAACTTCTCGCGCTCCGCTGCTACGATTAAAGCAGCAAAACGCTCAAGCCTTGATATGGATGCCTTTTGGTCAGTGTGTAAATTTACACGCGAACAATAAGCCTCATGAGCCATGCGGATAATGTCATCTCTTGTCATGCCCGCCCCTCAATAGCGCCACTGCTCGCCAGCACGATCTGCTAGGCAACCTTCCGAGCCTGCTCGTCGGTCATCCGGTCAAGGTTTATCATCTCTTCGTCCTCAGTCATGATGAACTTCATCCTTATGCCCTCAAGCATATGCTGATCGCGGAACCACTCCACAAACTCCCTGTGGCTCAATGGCGCTGTCACTTCTCTCTCCGGGTCTGCTCCATCTTGGTCAGCAGGTCAGCAAAGAATGATGCCTCTGGAACGACGGACAACGGGTTGTCTTTGTCACCAGCGAGTATCTGGCGGTCGCCGTACTTACTGGGATCCCACTTAGCCAGCAACTTCAGCCGGGTCTCGATCTGGAGCTTCCTATGCCCCAGCATATCCTTGCGGGTGATGGTCAAGCCAGTGTTGCTGCTGGTCTCTTCCTCGCCAATCAGAGGCGTGTCAGCGATCTGGAGCAGATCCTCAGCGATAGCGTCGTAGCCTTGCTTTCGCGCCTGCGCGATGCGTTCAGATAGTTCCTTATCGGCAGCAGCCCAAGCATAGATACTTGTCCATGCAGGCATATGCTCATCACGGCATATCTGTCTTAGTGGCTCTCCGTCACTTAGTCTCTCGCATATCTCTACGGCTAGTTCTGGAGTGTATTTGGATGGTCGCCCGTTCTTCTTTCGGGGCTTTGATTGCGTTGGCGCAACATCATCGGATGGCTCGGACATATCAGTCTCCGGTAGTTCGTTTGCCAGAACTATAAGTCATCTTTGGCTAATTCGCTATCCAGCCATGCATCAAGCTTCTTGTGTAGATCCTCTCGGCGCGTCTGCTCTACCGTCCGCCCATCAATGGGTATTGGGTCAGACATCCCCTCCTTAAAGCGGATGCCAGTAATAACCTCGAAGCGGCCTTCGCCAGCCCGGAAATGGTAAACGATACCAATCTCAGGCTGGATGGCTGTCTCGTTGATGATCATTTGGATGGCTTCCGACCGCGCTTAGGCTTCTCTTGAACTTTCGGCTCCGTAATTTTATCGTGCGGCGGGAGCGGGACTTCTTCCAGTTCCGCAACATCTTCCTGCGGTTCTGCCTTTGGCTCTTCGCTGACGCTGTTCAGTTCGTCGATCAGTCCTTGGATCCAGTTCTTGAGCAGAACGACACGGGCTTCTTT